GGCACGCCGAGCGTACGCCAACGCGTGGAGAGCAGCCAACAAAGACAAGGTACGAGAATATAATCAGCGTTACTGGAAGCGCAAAGCCGAGCAAATGCAGCAGAACGCCGAGCAAGAGAAAGAACCGTCTAAGTAAGGCCCCTGCCGCACAATCCATTTTTACCCTGGAACATGGTGAGAAAAATTCACCAAAAAGAGCAGTACATTTCATCACAGCTTTTTGATATGCAAAATCAGCAGCAAAAATCCATAAATCAGGCGGGCGTTCCCCTGTAAATCT